GCTCCATTGCTGCCGTCTGTCTGGCTTTAAATCCGGCCTCCACCTGGCTAACCAAAGCATCGGTCAACTCTTGAACCTCCTTCAGCACCAGAGGCGGGAAGTCAATGTCAATGTGGACCTGGTCGGTCGGTATCTCCAGTTCGTGCTCCTTACCCTTTTCCTGCCGTGTAACCTTCAGCTTTTCGGGTAGGACCCCGGCATCTATGGCAGCCCTGATCACCCGGCGGAAAATGGCCAGGAATACTTCCTCGAAAAGCTTCTGTCTCCACTCAAACATTTTCAGCATGGGTAGCTCCATGCTCTTGGTGCTGGCCAGGTTACCCACCTTTGCGTCCCCGAGGTAATGTTCAAATATGCCAGACCCGGCGCATATCATGAGCTTGATGGCCCGCCCGTCCTCGCTGGCGTTATCCGCCTTGACATCAGAATTGATTACGCTCCACTCTACAGCATCGTTCTCGACAATAACCCCACCGGTCTTGGGAGGGGTCGGCTTCTCAGCACCGGTAATCACCTTATTTAAGGTTCTTAAAACCCCGCTTACCGCACCAGTCACACCTGCGGCAGTAGATTTAATCTTTTTCTTCCAGGCAAAAGCCGCCCGGGCCTTGTTCAGCTTAACCCGGTCCTCCAGCCACTCCTTGTATGAGTTTAAATATCCCAGCACCCGGTAGAGTGGTGAGTTGCCGAACTTTGAATAGAGCGGCGCCCCCACTTTGATGTGCAATATCTCCTCAGCCGGGATGTAGTCTGCGTCTACGCCCGTGTGGTATTTGACAATGGTATACATCTTGCTCTGCATGTCCCAGGTCTGCTCTGTCCACTCCCGGCGGTAGTAGAGCGGCATTTCTGCATCGTCTTTGTCGGTGATGATGTCGGTTATCTGCCACGCCGGTATGCAGCGCACCTGGACCCTGCCTTTGTACTGGTCCACAAAAAACCTGATAAAAAACTCCCCGTCGATTTCGAGGTCGTCGGAGAGCTCGCTTTGCCGCTGGAACCACTTATTACTTTCGTCCTTCCAGAAGGCCTTGAGAATTTCATTTACCTCCGGGTCCTCGGCCTTAAAGCTGATGCCCTGGCCCATGGTGAAGTATCGTTTGAGGTCCACGATCTGTCCGGCCAGTGGGTTTTTCTTGTAAGCATCCCGGACTTTTTCAATGACCCTCTGCCGCTCCTCCCCGGTTAACTCCCAGGGAACAAAGGATTGGGAGACATTGATCCATCCACGCTCCTCGGCCCGGATTGAGGTGACGGCCTCGGAGAGCTGGGTTATACTTTCCTGCATGACCTGCATATCGTCTTTTAGGACCCTTTGGGCCAGAGGCTTTAATACGGTGTTAACGGTACCGAAGATGGACATTTTACCTACTCCTCTATCGAAACATCATAATCGTCGTTATCGTAAATCTCGGACTGCGGCATCTCGTAGCTACCAACGAACGAAAGAATCACTGCGTCTGCCCGGTCAGGGGACCGAAGCCCGCGCTTTTTCATGTCCTCCTTGCGCTCAAGGACGATCTTCCCCCGGCTGGTCATCCGATATTTTCTGGTTGTCAGCTGGCTTATCATCTCTTCGTCTTCCGGTAGCTCAATGATGGGCTCTTTTCCTTGTAGATAATCGGAAAAGTTCTGCTGCAAGGCATCCCTTACCGCAGCCCAGCATTCAGTCCCCTTGTTTTCGTAGTGCTCGTCATCGGACTTCCGGCCATTGCCTATGGGTATCACCGCGTATGGCAGCCCTAACTCTGCAATAACTTCGTTCAGGCGGTCGGTAACGCCGCCGCCAACGCCATCGTCATCAACCGCAATCTGTACCTGCCAGACATTTGGATGCTGTACCATATAGTCCCGGGCCGTGGCCAGCACCCATCCGGCGGTGACCATGGTGTCCTGCTTGTTGTAGCACTGCAAGGGGAACACCTTCCCCCCTATCCGGGGGGCTATTACTGTTTCATCGTCGCCAAATCTGGCCACATCAACGCCCAGGTTTAAGACGTTCCCCTCTGGTATAACAATGCGGGTGGTGGTAAGCTCTGCGATTTCCAGGGGAATAAACGTATCAGCCTCAGCCTTCGGGAATTCCCCGTCAACCCTTACCCTGACAACGTCGGAATCCTTTCCGTATTTCCTGATAAGCATGGCGATGTTTTCTTTACTGGTCCGCTTGCTGTCCAGGCTCGAAACCTTATGTACCTTATAGTCCCCACGGTCCCGGTGGTGGCTGTCATGGAAAACTCCACTTATTTTAGTGGGGTTTCCACACATCAAGAGTTTGTTCTCAAGACCGGATAATGTGCCTTGAATCGCTTCCATAATTGGGTTGGCCACGCCGGAAGCTTCGTCCACGATAAAAAGCATGTAATCTTCGTGGAAACCCTGCATATTCTCCGGCCGGGTTGCCGTCTTTGCCGTGGCAAACCATCGATCCTCATGGCCAATCATGTAAACCTTAGTCTTGGTCCACTTCAAAAGGCGTTCTACCTTAGACGAAGAAAGCCACTTGGATATTTCAGACCAAAGGACATCATAAAGCTGCTGCCGCGTCGGGGCCGTACAAACCACCCGGGGATTTGGTCGGCAGCACAGGTACCAAATAACGGCAACTGCTTCAAGGCTGGTTTTGCCAACGCCCTGACCAGACCTAACAGTAACACGGGGCGAACTGGCAATGTCCCTCAAAACATTTCGCTGCCAGTCGTCCGGAGAAAAATCCATAATATCTATCGCGAATGCTACTGGGTCATCCCAATAAATATCGATGAGCTCAACAAGTACGGGATTAGCATTACCCATTTACGCTCACCTTCGCTTTACGTCGGGCAGCAACTTCACTGAGGGCGGTTACCCAATCTTCTGTTTCTTTGTCGTCAGGGTCAATTGCCTTGGCTTTCTCCAGGTCCATCCTCTCCCGGGCAATAGCCATATCCTGCTTAACTCTTTCCAATCTCAATCCGTGCTCTTCAGCGTCCATTCCTCTGTGTTTATATTTATCAATGAGCTCCTCATAGCGCATAATTTTGCTATCAAGAGCTTTTTCAATACTGGCCAGTGTCTTCAGGTAACTATTGTTCTTGTCCCATGCAAACTGAATCTCATATTCTTTCTCCCATCCATCACTATGTAGCCCACTTGTTTCTTTTTGACGCTTTAGGTGCTCAGTTAAATCATTTCGATCTTTTACCCAAGCGATTCTCGCAGACCTGGCGATATTAAAACTCAGCTGTTTTATACCTTCCCAGAGGATGTCCAGCGGACTCTTAGTTTCAATATCCTCCATAAAGGCTTGTGCATCCTCGTCATCATCGGGAATGAAACGGGAATACAGCCCATGTTTCAGCGCCTTCTGCTGCCCCGGGTGCGTCCCGCTCCCAGGCGCTCCCCCATGGTTCCAACAAACTTTTTTTCCCCGCTCCACGGGGTTACCGCATGGGCTGCCATCCCGATTGTGAGCATGACACTTTACTTCTGGGTCGGGATCTGAGAGAATGGCCCGGCGCTCTTGTCGAACCCGTCCCAGTTCCTTGACCTCTGCCGGGGACAATTCTTCAAAGGGGATGGTCTCCAGATCCGCTTTCCGGACATCCAACTTAATTAAATAAGCCTGAAGCTTTTCTTCAGGCCAGTCGGTGAACTGTTTTTTAAGTCGTTCCCATGGGTTTTCTTTTTGCCCCTTTTCTTTTTTGGGGGCTTTTTTCTGCCCCTTTTTGCCCCCATTTTCCGCCCCTATTATGCCCCTATTATCATCCTTGGGGGCGTCTTTTATTTTCTTAAATTCTTTCTTTAGGCGGTCGTAGTTTAAGCCCTTGGCCTCGGCAAATTGCCGTGCCGATTTATAACGACCCTGGTTATACTCCAGGAATAACTTCTGCCAGTTGTGGGTTGCGGTTCTGGACATCACCTCACCTTCTCTCGGCTTTCGTGTCATAAAGAAAGAGCCCGAAGGCTCATCTAGATTGGATTGTCACGATAAGTGTTGCAATTGATGCAATCGCGGCTATCACAGCTGCTATAGTTGCAACCTTACTCCATATTGAATTTGATCTCAAATTTTCCCCAATCAATACTCCACCGATAGAAAGGTCGTCATCTTCGCTATCTTTATTATTTTCCAAAATGAAACACACTCCCTTCTGCCGTTTTCTCCAGTATTCGGCAAAAGGAAGCCTTTAACCTCCTGACATTTTCCGACACTTTCAGATAAAGACAGCACCCCCTAGATATGGTAATATGTCGTTGAGTGACGAACATATGGCCGAAAGGGGGTTAAATTCATGCATCGAACGCCAGTTACATCCACCAATCTATCATCAGTGGGGTATGATCACGCTACCGGCATTTTAGAAATAGCATTTCATTCAGGTGGGTTATATCAATATGCAGGCGTACCAGCCAATGTTTACCAAAGCCTAATGTCCGCAAGTTCCCATGGGCAATATTTTCACCGCTTCATAAAAGATATTTACCCATATAGAAAACTTCGCTAATCACATACAGCAATAATAACAACAGGACCTGTGTTTTCGATCCGGTTGTTGCCGGCAGAGATTTGATAATTCTGATGGGGCTGTACTTCAATAATTTGGACAGCCTCTCTTTTCTGGAGTTCCTCGATCAATTCTTTAGTGGTGTAATCAGAAATATTTTTATTGGTCATCTCAATAATCCTTCTCTGAGCTCCCTGCTCTTTTAGTTTTTAGTCTTCACAATATATCTCTTTGCTATTTGTACTACCAGCAAAATGTTATACTAAAGCCGCCCCTCGCCCGGGCGGCTCCCTTTCAACAAACCCCTTCACTTATAGTTTGCTTTCGTACGACAAGGGCAATCTTTTTTTCAGCCCGGGACACAAAGTTCTGAACACTCCCTTTATTACACTTCATCACTTGGCCTGCTTTGCCAAATGAATACAGTTGCCCCCGCACCAATTCATAAGCCTGCCGCTCCCTTTCGGTCAATGACCTCATCACGCTATCCAGTATATCCACCATCCATTCCGAGGCGGCGCTGGAAGGTTCTTTATTTTGCACATAGCGGGCCATTTCCAGCGGATCGCAAAGCACTTCCCGTTTTGACTTGGACCACCTGGCTACGGTCCACCTGGTTCCCGGAATGTGCCCTGTTTCCATAAGGTCAATCGCCCATTCAGTGTCTGATATCATGCTACCGCGCTCTATCGGCGCTACCTTCGCCTGACGTAAGGCCCGAAGTGATCTCCTGTACTCCCGGATTAAATCTTCCACCCACGCCACCCCCCATAAAAAGTAGAGACCAGAGCTCTATGCCCTGGCCTCCCGTTTGTTCGAGTCAGCCTTCCAAACCGTTTTGATTTCCCCCCACACCGCCTTGCCGTCCTGAATTTTGAGAATGACCTCTCCGTATTGAAGTCGGTCGATCTCTCCGGCCTGCTTTCTGATTTCCGCTATAAGCTGATCCGACACCTTGTCCAGTAGGCACCACCCCCAAAATTAATCAACCAATCCGTATGTACAACCAACAAACGAGCACCATTTATCTCCCCGCTTATTACCCAAGAGCTTGGCCCCGCACCTGGGGCAGTATTCATCAATAAAATAACCGATTAAATCCTCAGCGTTTTCCACTTTCCTTTACCTCCCTCGGTTCTTAAGCTTTTTCCAATCCCTACCCATTAGGTTGACCGCCGCCGCCGCGGCCACCAATAAAATCCCTATCCAGATGTCGTCCATCCCTACCCCGCCTCCTCATTCCGATATGTCACCGTGGCCGCCTTCCAGACATTCCTCTGGAAGCTGAGCGGCACCAGCAGATCCGTCTTAAGGTTGAACTTATCCTTCGCCATCAACAGCGAAAACCTCATGTGCCGGTCCCTGGCTAGGCCCAGTTTGATTTGTTCCAGGAAAGGCGTTAGAGATTTGCGGTCTTAGCATGGTGACGAATGATTGCAAATTACCTGATCTATTTTCTGATATATGTATAAATATGCTCAACACTTCGCATGTTAATATTAGAGTTATTTCAATGAGAAAGGGGATTTATTTTGAAATACGATAAGCCATTAGTAGCAGGGGTAATAGGTGCTTTATCTACAATACCAAGCGAGATTTTTTCACGAGTGTTACTGTTTTTAGGTATTGGTAAGTACAGTGTCTATCAGTTGGATAGCCTCCTTGTTACATTTACCAGACCCACAGCAACGATAGGTTTAATTGTGAACTTTATACTCGGTGGGCTTATAGGTATTTTATTCTATTACGCAATTAAGAAGCTTGGTCAAGATTATCTAGTTTTCAAAGGTATAGTTGGTGGATTATTATTCTGGGCTGTTACTGAACTCATATTTACGTCAACAGTTGAAGGTAGGTTTTTCGATTTAAGACCTTTAAGTGATTACTATGTTCATATATCGGCTGCTGTTGTTTTTGGGATTATGCTAGGATTGTTGTTCAAAAAATATTTATTTAGAAATCTGTCCCTTAATAGCTAATAGAGCCTTAATTTGCTTGTTGCACATTCTGACCATTATTTTAAAGCCTTTTTGTCAAGTAGTTAACTGGCCTTTCTGGCCTTTTTCTTCTTGGCCCTCGGGTTCCGCAGCTCCTCGATGACCTCCCGCTGGAAGGCAGTAAGGCCAGTTACATCAGTGAGATATGCCTGCCCGATGAGGGCAAGCACAAAAGCGTCAGCCTCGTCATTGTTCTTAAATTCGCGTCCCCAGCGTTTGAAAATGCCCACGGCCATCTCTTCCTTCTTGGCATTTCCCTTTCCCGTAGCGAACTTCTTGACCTGGGACGGGGCCACCTCAATCCATTTCATTGGCCCGTTAACTTTGGCCGTTTCCTCGGTCAACATTACTCTCAACACTCCACCCAGTTCCCCGATCTGGTGGGCCTGGTTTGCCGCGGCGAAGGCGTACCCCTCAATGGCCACCAGGCCAGTCGCCCGGACAATCTCCTTGACCCTGTCCCGGATCTCTATGAGTCTTTTTGGCCCCGTCTGCTTACTCTCTATCCTCTCAGTCCGGAGTGAACCGTCCTCAAACACGGCCACTCCGGTACCGGTTAAACTTGCGTCAACCCCGACTATCTTCACGGTATACCCCCCATCTCTAAGCTCAACCTTTAAAGAATAACGCATGTTTATCCATAATTAGACATGTTTGTTTTTACTTTGACATATCGCTTTTCATTTCGCCTCGTTTTGTCAATAATATGGATTTTTATCGCATGACATCATATATAAATCCCGACTATAATACTTAAATGTGCCAATATAGTACCTACCCTGACAGAATTAACTAAATATTATGCAAATCTGTGTTTGTGGGCATGAAGATTATAGTCATTTTTTCAAAGGAGGAATTTATAGATGTCACATAAAAACATTATTGCCGACATGGAGCAGTTACAAGTCATTTTTGAGGACTTAAGAAACATGCTCACAATAGTAAGCGGATTATTTCAGATCCAACCTCACATTCCGCATCACCAGCAGATATCAGATGCCATATCCAAATCAGATACAATGATAGGAGATGGCATAAGTCTAGTGCAACAGATCATTGACAAAAATAATTAGGTAGTTTCACACTTCATGCCCACATTTTTATGGCTAAAAACTTAAAAGTATCACTTCTCAGACTTCTTCCCGTACACATCCAGTAATGGTTTCAGGTTCTGTGGCTGGACGAAAGCTTTATAGCCACCCTTTAACTAGACTATCATCCGGCCATCACCTCTTCTGGCAATCACTTTGCCGGTCTTACCCTTTGCGTATCCAGTGTGGTTACCGCCGATGAAAGCCATATCTCCTACCTGCGGAGTCATAACGGTAACACCGTACTACTGAACACCTCGTTGATCCGGTCCAGGTGCGCCTGGCGTACATTGCGCTGGGTCTCTAACATCAGGATCACTCGCTCGGTCAACTCTGCCCTACCGGATACGGCCAGGATGTTGTTAAGGCAGGTAACGTCGTCGCTCAACTCCTCCCGGAGCTCCATGGCCTGGACGATGGTGAGGCCAGGAGGACGCGACTCGTTGAGCTGGGGCTCCGGCTGCGAAACCGGATCGGGCTGCGGGGTATTCCCCGGACGTTCCTGCTCAGGCTTCTGTTTACGCGGAGGCATTATCGGAACAACAGGTAAGCCCCATTCCTTCTTCAGCTCCACCAGTACGTCGTTGGCTATCTTAAACAAAATTTTTATTTCATGGTCGGTCTTACTCTTTTCCTTAAGCCTGAGGTATTCCTCACTGGACAGCTTTTCCCGGGCAACCTCCAGCCTGGTTCTTGGCTTGGGCGGCTCCTGTCCAACAATGTCCGGATTTTCCTTTTTATCGAACACCTCAAAACCCTTATTTCCCTGACGATCAATTACTGCCTGTACGATGTTGTCCGTTATTTCAGTCCCGTTTTCACCAGCTAACATCTCTTCGGCCTCCTTCGGTTTTCTGACCAAGTTAAAATTAATAGGTGCCTTCCCGGTGGGCTTCCTAAGGTTGTCATACTCGGCCAGTTCCTCCGGTGATAACTGGTATACAGTAACCGGGCTTGGCATCTTTGACTCATCATCTGCTGGCATTAACATCCAATCCGGATCAAATGTGCGCTTTACATACTTCTCACCCACCGGGATCACCTCCTACCCTAAAAACTCACGTACCCTGTCCATAAGAACCGCGCCGGTCTTTATGTTCACCTTTATAACCGGGTTTTCAAATCTCTCCAGCAGGCTCTTTGTCATCGGCCTGGCCACCTGGATTGTGCAACCTGCTACGGACCAGGCATTGGCGGCCTTGGTTTTCTTCGGTCCCGAGGCCGGGGCGGCCGGCGGATCTTTTAGGCACTCTTGCATTCAGAATCGCCCTCCTCTACAGGCTGCAGCCCGTTCTTCTCGACCCAGGCATCCAGGTTCCGCTGGGCCTCTTCCCTTGAGGTAGTCATGGGCATGGCCTGGGTTTTTACACGATGTTTTCCGCCGGCGGGAGACTCCCAGAAGGTGCCGAACTCGCTGCCTCCGAGACCGGTGGAAACGAAGATCACTCGCCCGTTTTTGTCCAGGTACCTGCTGGCCGAGAGGTCATTATACCCCGACTCCTTATTTTCAGGGCTTTCATGGGTTGTCTGGGCGGCAACTTCCGCCGGCTGAAGCCGCTCAGACATTTTCCCTATTAGGACCAGGATAGCGTTCCTATACCTTCCGTGGGCTTCCTCATCCACCTTTTGGATTTCATCCAGAGTGCCCAGTAGGTTTTTGAAATTACCTACCAGCTCATCAAAGTAAACTTTGAACTTTAAGGATGCTGTATTGCCCTGCTGGCCCACCTTCTGCCTGAGGTCTTCGAGCTCTTTTTGCACATCCTCCGGAATCTTCTCAATGGTTGCCGCCTCAATGGTAACCGGCTCATTCAGTTTTTCAGTTAATTCCTCAACCTGAACCTGCGCGTCCCGGAGCTCATCTTCCAGCTGCTTAATTTTTTCAACTGATGTGCCGTCATTTCTCGCCTCAGTAAGTAGGCCTGCCAATCTCTCAACCTCTGACTTAGTGTCCTGTCTTTCCTTTTCAAGAGTTTCCTGCAGCATCTTGACATCTTCCTGGGTATTCCGAAGGACCCGATCAGAAAGCCTCGCATCCTCTTCTGCTTTTTGCTTCTCCTTCGCAAGTCTACGGGCTTCCTCTGTCTTTTCTTCGGCAACACGCTTAACAGTTTCCAATTGCTTCAAGGCATCGTTTCTTTCCTTCACGGCCTGCTGCAATTCACGGGTTGACATTTCATCCACCTGGTTAGTCTGGACAAATTCCTCTCTCTCTTCCTGGGGCAGGTCCAAGAGGGCAAATATTTTAGTGGGGGGCAAATGCGACATCGCTGTCGTATTTGAAAACTCACTCGCACATTTCATAAATCTTTGGGCTGTTCTGGCTGTAAACTCAACTTTTTTCTCTAACCACATGCCCCACTCACCATGAGGTAAATTTTCCTTTACCACTATTAACCTTTTACCTATCTCGATGATATTCTGCGCCGTCTGCTGTTTAAGTATTAGTATCTCAGTGGTAAGTGTGCTAATATCTGTATTTACTAAATTACTTGACATATTAACATCTCCTTTTTCGGACTATGCCGGTATTTTTATCCTGGATTTCGGTTTCTTCTCCTTAAGCTTCTCCGCCTCGAAGGCCTCAATAAATTCGGATACCTCCTTGGTAGGTAGACAGTGTTTTTCCCCCTGTGTTTGGATAATTATATTCTTCTTAAGCTCCATGGCATAAAACGGCTTGTCTGGTTCAGATATCCTGCGAATTAATAACAGGACTATTTCACCCCTTGAATATCTGGACATGTATCCATTCTGGTAATTTCCAATGCAAATTGTAAGAGCCTTACCCTCATCAATCAGCTCTTTTGTGCTGAAGGCAGGCCTAATCATCAAATCCCGATATTGAAAACAGTAATAGCTAAGATCCGCTAACCTTGCCTGTATTTTTGCATCCATCAGTTTATTCTCTTCAGATTTAATCTGCTTAGAAGTTTCTTGGTGAGCTTTGAATAAATCTTTTGGAAACAAGATTCTCTCATCGGTTAAATTCATATCAAGAGTGATGCAATCCGCAAAATAGTCATTCCAGGTGCTAAGTATCTGGTTCTTCGAATGTCCTTTGGTAACCCGCTGCTGCCTATCAATGTAATTGCGGATTTGCCTAAGGGTCACCCACTTAAGTGCTTTTTGCAGATAATTGAAATTAAGATAGGTTTCTTTTATCTCAGTTACCTCTGCAAAAGATAGATTAGAACCATCCTTCTTAGAAATCTGAAAAAGCCTAAGAGATAGAGTGTCAATGTGGATATTAGAAGCTTTAATTTCAGCCAGATCACCTTTTGATAATTTCAGCACACTAAGTAATGAAGTAGCCCGCCAGTTTATTGAGCTATATGTATTACCTCCGGTCAATTTTGGCTCTACCAAGTTTTTTAGTCCAAGTTTTGTTAGGTATTCAATGCAGGGATATTTAGAATATAGATCAAAAAACTTTACCATATCCCCCGCATCATAAGATTCCCATGTGCTATAGCGGAACGGAGTATCTTTTACAGCTTCCCTAATGCTATCATGGGAATGGGCCACAATGACTCTAGGGCTCACTATAGGTAATGAATGAACCGTGCTGCATCTATGCATCCCGTATACTTGCATAGTGCCGGCATCAGAGTAGTATCCGTACCTTTTCAGCATCACGCTATTGCCCATCTCAAAAACATAAAAAGAAGTTACTAAGTATTGAGTTTTAACCTTAATATAATCATTTCTGAAATCGCGAACCGCCAAAAAACCCCGGGCAATAATGATACTTGGATTTTTGATCGATTTCTCATAGTACACAAAGTATGCCTCATTGACCAGTCTGCTTCGGCTGATGCCGCTTGATTTGACATTACACAAACTCTTACACATGGGACACTGAGTTTCTTCATTGTGTTTAAGTCCATTGGTTTTAAATTCTTTTTGGCAGTAAGTACAGTAACCGTACTGCTGTTCCCCCTTGCGTCTGGTAAAAATGTAACGTCGAAACTCAAATACTTCCTCGGATACATACCTCTCTATGTTTTTGCCTATACCTTTGGGAAAATGGTCAAGATATTCCTGAAATTCATTGTCTTTTTTGGCCATCATCATCACCCCGCCTTACAACAGGTCTTCGAGCTTTACGTCAAAACCATCCACAGGTTTTTCGGGTGTAGGTAGTGGTTCATGCTTTATGGCAGGTGCAACTGTGGCCTGGCCAGGCTCAATTCCGAAATATTTCAGGACCACCGCGAAGCCCTCCGCATCCGTCAGTACCGCACAGCTCCCGACTTTCTTTTTCTCGGCAACCTTCCGCATCTCATCCAGGCTGGCTTTGATGCTTTTGCCCTCAGCCAGGATCCGCTCCGCCGACCCGGGATTAGCATCCAAATGCTGCAGAAGGAATCCTCCGACTACCTGTATATAGGGGTTGTTGGTGTTCTGGTCCATTTCTGTCTGTATCTTCGAAATTGCATTTTTAGACATTTACATTACCTCCTTCATGGTCTAAATCTCTTAAGCACTCTCATCCCCCACCAGCCGCAGCCTGGGAACAAACGCCACCACCTTAGCCGCCGGCACCACCGGCCAGGCCTCCTGCCGCTTTTGCCCAGCCTGGCAGATGCAGCGGTAAACGTATTGTGCTATTTGGTCATCTACCTGCTCTTTCAACATGACAGCTCCCGTGTCGTTACAAACATTGCATTTGGGCTTTTCTGCCAGTTCCTTCCCGCCGTTCTTGGCCCTGGCCTCCATCTGCTTAAGCCTGGCCAGGTAGACGGGTGAAAGCGTGATGTTGGTCCCGCAACAGTGGCAGCGGGTAGAATACTGCTTTCCAACGAACGTGTTAATGGCCCCACATTCCTGGCACTTTATGCCGACTTCCACGTTGGCAAGTTGTTCAATGATTTGTCCAACAGGTTTCATGGCTACACCACCTGTAGTTTTAATTAGTCCTTTACTGCGACAACAACTTAACCTCACCCTCAACCAGACACCGCACATTTGCCGGCAGCACTGCCATTTCTCTTTCCCGGGAGGCGTGCTGCTCATACATTTTCATAAACTGTCCACGGGTCACTCCTGGGTTTTCCGAAGCGCAAACCTCCCGGAATCCACCCAGGGATCTGACAACCAACTGAACCAACGGCGGTAAAGATTTCATGCCTTCTTCCGACCGATAATAGCCATACCGGTCATTGGCTTGCTCCACAAGCGCCCATGCCTCCGCTGGAGATAAAATGTGCGGATTAGTTATCACCGCCGCCGCCTCACGGATTTCCGCAACCGTAGGCCAAAACTTTGCCGTGGCAAGCACCTTTATTATTGCGGCCTTGGCAACATCAAAAGGAATGTCGGAGAGCACTTCTTTCCAGAGATTAGCCGTGGGGCGCAGGTCGCGCTCTTGCATGTTTGGAAAGTTGGCAGCTGTAAGCGATATTAATATTCCGATTTCCTGTTTTGTCATGGCGAATCATCCTCCTCGGTAAACTGCCTTATGGTTTCGAAAGCGTATGGTAATCGCTGCTTAGGATCGGCCTGCGGCCTCCCGTCTTTCTGGTTTAAATAGCTCTCAAACTTGGTCCCAAATAATGTCTGTGGCCTTAAAAACTGAACCATCTCCGGGTCCGTCAGCCAGTCCCTTGCCTTATTTGCAATGACCTTGTAAAAATCGTCCAGCCTGAAACCCTCGTTCCACCTGGCCTTAATGTGAGATTGGGTTACTTTGGTGTCATGCTTAAAACTTGTTCCACACAACTCGTTGAGTCGTTCGATTATTTTCTTGTAGGGCACCTTCTCCGGCGCAGGGTCGGGCGCTTGCCCGACAATACTATTTAGTTCTAGTTCCGGTTCTAGTTCTAGTTCTAGTTCTAGTTCTAGTTCTACCGGGACACGTCCGGGACTAGTCCGGCCATTGTCCGGCCATTGTCCGTAACTTACAACATACCGACTCTGCCTTCGGGAGACCCTTCCCTTCTCGTCCAAAACCTCTTCCCAGACAACCCATGGATGAAGGGGGATACTGGCCTTACTCGGTGGCGTTGGCTTGTCCAGTGTCTGGTGCTTATGGAAATTAACCATAAACAAATATTGCTTACCGGCCACTTTGTATGGCGAAAGCTTACCCTGGCAGACGAATTCGTCTCGCCATTTAGTTAGCAGCTCGACAGTTATATCTGAATCCATCGGCGACGGAAACAGATGCAGCTTAAAAGCAAATGAACTGTCCTCCAGGCACCCACTGTCATCAGCCAGTTGGGTAAGACCCTCATAGAACCATCTTTTATCCCGTGGCCACTGGAGCAAGTCAGGGTCACTCCAAAATGTTGCTTTTATCTGTCGATTATGTAGCCGCATCCCCGCGCCTCCCGATTTCGCTCTCTATACAACCATTTCGCTATATAGCCACTCCACGCTCCCGTAATGCTTCCCGCCAACATTCCTTCATCTCGTCCGTGCAGTGAGCCATAGCATCTTCCCATTTGGGCCAACGTCCATGCTTATTGTAAAATTTATATTGCCAGAATAGGCTTTGCTGGTTGTGTGGCATTTTCGGGTCATGTTTTACAGCACACTCCTGACATGCCCCGGACGCCACATTCGACAAAAGATTAAAGTTACCCAAATGCTTACCCTTAATCAATTCCAACTTCTTCACCCTCCAATCTTTAAATCGCCACCCCACCAGCTCTGAGCTTATCCATCCACTCTTCCCGCATCTCCGGGCTGCAGTGAGTCATAGCATCTTCCCAACCAGGTACCCGCCCATACTTATCAAAAAACCGGTATATAAAGTAAAAGCTCATCCAGTGTGGCTCCTCCGGAGGATGTTCCACTGCGCACACCGGGCAGGTACCGGGAGGGGTAGACAATAACCCCCCCCGACACTTCCGGCTCATACATGCTCCCTCCCCCGCCGAATCATGTTATACACCGACCCGGCTGATATACCATACATGGCCCCGATCTCCTTGTAAGTCATGGTATCCTTCAGCTTTGCCATGTCCTTTTTGTCGTCCTCAGTAACCCTATGCCAACAGTGCTTTCTGTTTGGCCTGTCCGTCTCTATATACTCAAACGCCTGCTCCGGTGTCATCTGGGTCAGGATGGCCAGGGCCAGGGCGCAGTAAGCTACTTGGTGGTCCATCGATACACACCCCCTCAGGCGGCCCAGGAGGAGGAATTTTAGCCCCACACTTTTCACACTCCCACATTCCTTTGCTGCCAGCACTAAACCACTCAGCCCCGCAGTTGGGGCAGACTCTACTTTGCATCGGGTACCCCCTGGGCGTCTTTATAAAGTTCTGACCAGACACACTTATCATCACAAGCCGACGATTCTTTACTTAAGCAGTCGTCGCAGGGCGTATGGCCGTGCCGGTGCATAATATTAAATATCTCTACCGCATATGGCTCATCAATATTGACTACCAGGTAGCTGTTTTTATTTTTCCCCAATGCTTGCCTGTATTTTCTTATGCTGTGCAATATTCTAATAAAGACATCTTTAATCTCTGTTGGAAGCGCATTTTGCATATCTTCAATTTTCAAGACATAATATTTCACCCTATATCACCCGCCTTTTCTTCGGATGATTTCAATGGGCACCATTCAGGGCTTTTCATGGTAAACTTCACCCAGGGTCCGAGACTCTTAAGTTTTCTTTTGCCTATTGCCTGGCAATAAACCTGAGTAGCGGGGTAATGCGGTTCAAATAAGACTTTGTCGCATTCTTCGCATCTATCCATCTGACCCACCCTCCTTTTCCAGTGCGGCCAAAGCGTTATTTACAATACCTTCAGCCATTTCTCCGGCAAATTTTAAAAGCTCGTTAATCCATTCATCAATTTCCTCGGCCTGTTCGTCTGAAGCCCATACAGGCGGAAATGTCAGCTCTTCGCAGTCATAATTATTGGGGTCACTTACCGCTTTTTTAAGTTCTTGTGGCAGTTTTTCCAAAGCCTTTTTAATTTTCACATCCCGCACAAACTGCGGCCACGGCCCTTGCTCTAATTGGACTATGTCTGCTGCGGGGGAGGGGGTGGAGAGGGCTTTATCAATAACATCCTCCGTCACTTGCTTTATAGCCTCGTTATATCCCACCATGTAGCCGTGCTGATACTCGTCAAGCCAACTTCCGTCACACTCAAAACCCTTTATGTCCTCCAGCGCTTCCCTCAACACCGCCTCCCGTCCCTGGGCCTCGGTGAGTTGGGAACGGAGGGAGTCGCGTTCTCTTTTCCAATCGGCAAGGATTTGGCATCCGGCCATGCCTAAGCGTCCAGCCTTTGAATACTTGTCCCAGTTATCATATAAACTCACCCCGCCAACCTCCTTTTCTGCTCCTGGACTATAAGCCTGTCCAAGAGCTGGCTCTGCTTTAATACCCTGGAGTCACCCAGTCCATGTCGCTGGGCCAGTTTTATAAGTAGCCGCTTATGCCGTTTAATCAATTCGTCCATTATGCCACCACCCCCGGCTTCCAAACTTCCTTCAGAAACATGCTTGGCTCCATCTGCTTGTCGTTGTACATCTCCGTGGTAGACAGATACAGCCTGTCCATAGCTCTGGTCATCCCCACATATGCCAGGCGCCGCTCCTCCTCCACCGACTCCGGAGCCACTTTTCCGCCGACATATTCAATTGACCGATGATGAGGCAGCAGTCCCTGGTTCATACCGGCCAAAAACACCACCGGGAACTCCAAACCCTTTGACCTGTGGAGCGTCATCAGCTGGACCTTGTCCGCTGCATCCCCCTGATCCGCCGGCTTGTTGCTGGCCTGCTCGGTGTAGAACAGAAAATCGCGGAGGTTTCTAAACCGCTGTGCAGCCTTCACCAGTGCATTCAAGTTCTCAGTGCGGTGGTTATCGGCCTCGTCCTCAATACCATCTTCCTTAGCCAGCCAATCATCATATCGCGTCACCGTCCGCACCAGCTGAACCATCTGCGCCGGGGATAGGTAGGGCATGTCCCGCCTTAGGTGGTCAATGCACCGCAAAAAGTCAGTCACTCCCCGATATCTGTGCTGGGATGCCTCCGGACAGTTCCGTACAGCCTTCATCATAGAAATACCTTCCCTGGCGGCATACTCCCGTACCCGTTCCATAAATGCCTTTCCCAGGTACCTGGTAGGCACGTTGATAATGCGCCCAATAGACTCAGAGTCGCTGGGGTCCTCCAGTATCCGTAGATAGGCCAGTATGTCCCGGACCTCCTTCCGGGCATAGAAGCCGGTACCGCCGTGGATGACGTACGGGATCTCGGCACTAATCAGCGCATCCTCCAAGGCCCTAGCCTGGGCGTTAACGCGGTACAGAATAGCGCAGTCCCCACGGCCGCACTCACCCTCAACATCTAAGAGCTGAATCTCCCCGGCAATTTGCTCGGCCTCGTGATCCTCATGGTCGCTCATCAGCACAAAGGGCTCCTCCATGCTGCCCCGATGAGCCCGGCACTCTCCCGGGTACGCAATGCCGGCGCCCCTAATTAACCGGTTACTCAGCTCAACAATGTTTGTAGAGCTGCGATAATTCGTGTCCAATATTATAGTCCGGGCCCCGGGCCACTCCTTTTCAAAGTCCAAAATATAATTAACCTGTGCTGCTCTCCAAGCATATATTGCCTGCCGGGCATCGCCCACCACAAACACATTGTTATGCGGCCTGGCCCAGAGCTTCAGAATCTCATACTGGACCAAGCACGTATCCTGGAATTCATCCACCAGTATGTACCGGAACTGCGTGGAGTACCGGGCCCTGACCGGCGGTTTGTCCATCAGAAGCCTATAGCACCACAGCAGCATGTCATCAAAATCCAGCTTCTTCTCTTTTTCCTTGCGTTCCTCATAAAGCCGATACATGGTCCGGTATTTTTCAGCCAGCGGCCCTTGAGGTACCCGCAGCAACTCATCCTCCGGTCCACGTATATTGTTTTTCTGCCAGGAAATCCACGACAGGGCAGATCCCACATCATGGCTCCAGTCCATCTCGTCGTAGATAATGTTGCCGACGGTCTTCCGCTGCCACCACTCGCTGGCCGGCTCATATCCCTTGTTTTTAGTCCGGCGCCACTCGTCCTTTAGAATCTGGTAGCAGATAGAGTGGAAGGTGCCTATATTGAGGTCCTCTACCTCTGCGCCGATGAGCGGCTCAATTCGCTCGGCCATCTCGCCGGCAGCTTTCTTGGTAAAAGTTGCAGCCACTATGTTCCGGGCTGGAATATCCTCTTCGATGACCAGCCGACCGATCCGCTGGGTCAGCACCCTGGTTTTTCCGCTGCCGGCCCCCGCCAAAGTGCAGCAGGGGCCAGCGTTATGTAGAACCGCCTCCAGTTGGGCGGGGTTAAGATTACTTAAATCCATGCGACTCACCCTTCTTTTTGGCTCTCTTGCGTTCACCTATTTTGTTATAAATGTCCGCAATAATAATCCCCGTCTTTGTCAAATTAGTATCGCTTTTAATTAAGCCACGCTGGTTTAGTCTTGCCAGCTGCGCCCGAGAAACAAGGATGAGATTGTCCAGGTCAAAATTACGCCGGTTGCCATCTCCGAAGATTACTGCATGTCCCCTGGGCACGGGGCCGTGATGCTCTTCCCAGATTAGAACGTGCTTACCTTTCCATTTGTTGGGGTCTGCAATTTTTACATCCACATAGTCGTCTCCATTGACTCTTTCGGTGCCAACAGGCTTATAATTATGCGGTTTATGCCCTTCTTTAAACTGGCAGGCTTCGGCAACCTCGCCCCCGAGAAAGACACCCTTTCTACCCTTGTTGAACGGCACATGACCCCTTTTGAACTGGGTGGGTTCATAGCCTTTATTGAAACGGGCATCCCTGCCGTTGTGCAGCCCATGCCTATCAGCAAAAGAGGTTACTGCCGAAACTCTTAAGGTCATCCCGAATCGCTCATTGAAGATAGCTGTTAAGTCCTTGAAGCTACGATCCTTGATATTAGCAGCAACAAAATCAATATGTTCCTGAGTATATTTCCGGTTCATACGCTACTCCTTCAAAAATTGCGCCTTCAGCATCGGGGGTATTTTCTTTTCGCCGCCACCATCTTCACTACCATACTCAAGTTGGAGCATCCTCGCCTTCAGCACCAGCGTGCCATTAGCTATGATCTGCGACGCCAGGCCCGTAACCGCCTTGGCCCTCGCCATTTCTTCCTTCAGTTGTTCGCCCTTCACATCCTCGTCACTCAGGCGTTCCAGTTGAGCGAACAGGTGGTTGTTTAGATCGCCAAGTGTATTTTTCATTCATTGCAACCTCCCAGATCATCCAGTACATCCTCAATATCCCTCAGCCACTCATATGCCTCCTGAATCTCCTTCAGCTTCTGAGCCTTCTTTTTCGGGTCCTGACGAAACACCCATTCCCGCATCTTATATTCACGCCCAAGGAGTTCCCGTAAATTCTTTATAGCCAGCTCGGCCTTTTCTTTCCCCTGGGGCGGGAAGAGGCAGGCGCTGCTAACCTCTTCCATGTTGATAGACACGTCATCGCCCCAGCCAAAGTTTGAGTCGATATCTTTGCCGCGGATCTTGGTCATGCTACCTTAACCGCCAACCCGGCCTCCTGCGGCTCAAGGTAAATTATCTGCTCAAAAGCCGCCTGCGCCTCTTCGATGTGGGTGATTACCAAAGTCTTCTGGAACCGGTCAGCCACCGCCTTAATGGACTCCAATACCAATGTCCGGTGCTCCCGGTCCTGGCTCCCCAGGCCCTCGTCTATCACCAGCCACTCTATCTTACTCCCGGCCCTCCTGGCCAGGAGTTCCGCCAACGCAAACCGGATAGCGAAGTCAATCCGCAGCTGCTCCCCGCCGGAGAACGTCTCATATGGTCTGTCCCCTGCCCAGTCGCCGACAATGATGTCCAGGGTCTCGGCCATGGCCCCCTTCGTTGATTTAAGCTCCCTCTGGGTCTCAAACCTGACCGAATGTTTTCCGTTTGACATCTGGCCAAGGATTTCATTTGATATGCGCTCCAGCTCGGGGATGGCGTTTTCTATAATGAGCGCCGGTATCCCATCCCGCCCAAAAGCCTTAATGAGTGTCTGCCATCTGGTAAGTTCCCTGGCCTTGGGTTCCACCTCGGCGGCCAGATGTTGGCGTTCTTCGTCGTATCTATTTAGGGCCTCTATCTGAGTTTTTAGCCCTCCTGCCTTACTGTAAAGGTTATTTTGTTTTTGCTGCAGGGCTTTGATTTCACCGTTACAAAGGTTTGCCATAGCCTTTACAGTGCCCAGCTGGGTGGCCTCATTATTAAGGACAAAATTTTCTAACTCCAGACTTTTCTTCTGTTCCTCCGTGACCACAATATCTTCATCCAGCTTGACAATAGCCTCTGTGGCTGTGGCCACCAATTGACGTGCTGCCGGCAGTTCTTCCTTTGCCCTGACCCACTCGGCCAACTTTGGAAGTCTCTGCTCCATCGCAGCCAGGGGTTCCAGTTCAGCGGCAAGGGTATTGGTGTCTCCTTGTACCTTTTTAAGCTGAGCCTCAAGGCCAGCCTTCTGATCCTCGAACTGTTTTTTCTGTCCCTGAAGGGTCTCCAATAGTTGGGCTTTGGCCTCCAGTTGGGCGGCTTGCTCGGCTCTTGGGCGAAGGTCGGCAACCATAACCTTTAGCCGACGATGTTTCTGTGCGTCATAACCAAGGGCGTCCCGTTCCCGGAGTAGTTCCTGCCACTCTTTTGAATACGGATTCTCGGTTTTGTTTAGCTCCTCTATTTTTTCCTCAAGACGGGGTATATCCGCCCTGGCCTTTAAGGCAGCTTCAAGAAGGGGGCATGTGGTTGCCATGTCATTACCCTTACAAGGTACATCATCCAATATCGCTGACTGCTCCCGCTGCTCCTTCAGTCTTTCGTTGAGCCTATTCAGCTTATATTCCTGACCTCTATCCCACTGGGCAGTTTCTCTTTCAGCCTCCAGCGCCTTGATATTCAGCTGGTTCCATTTTTCCTGCAGGCCATCCATAATGTCCATTGACTGCAGGGTTGCCCGGTAATCAACAGCTGCCTTCTCTAATTCCCCCCGATTTTGTAGTACGTGCTCAACTTCCCGGATTTGAGGCACCAACCGGAGCAGTTGCTTTCCAACCCTCTCGACTTCCTGTTCAAGCCGGTTTTCCTCAGCACACAATTCTGTCAGTCGGGGCTTATTAGCCTGAAGAACGGCCACTTGCTGCTTGACCTGCTCATATTCCGCAGCCTTTTCAATAATCTTAGCCTCGGTGGCCAGTATGACATTAACCCGGTCAATCCTACCCTGGTGTCCCTGCTTCTCTCCCAGCTTCTTGGCTATCTCGCCGGCCAGGGCCTCAATCTGCACCAACAGTTCCTCGGCCTTTTTAGTCATAGACTCCAGGTTCCTGACCGTTTCCTCAGTCCTTTTCAGCTCAACTTCCTTTATCTCTATGTCAGCGGCAACAACAGCCAGCTCCGCTTCCACGTCAGCCAGCTCCGCCTCAGTGACTTCTCTGGCCTTCAGCTTCTCATCCAGATCGGCCAACTTCCGTTTGGAGGCTTCCAACTCCACACTTACTGCCCTCTCCTTGGCCCTGGCCTGCTCCTGCAGTCGGTCATATATCTCCAGTCCAAGTATCTGCTGGAGGATAGCTTTCCGCTGCCCCGGGGGCTTGGCCGTGAATTCGTTTGCCTTCCCCTGAAGGATCATGCTGCTGGCCGTGAAAGTCTCCTCATCCAGGTTGATCAGTGCCCTGATTTTTTCATCAGTCTCCTTAATGGTAGCGCCCGACTCGCTGCCCCATTGGTCTCCAACCATGTGCTGCAGCTCACAGGTACTCTTACCGCGGCCTTTCTTGGACCTGGTGCGAGTTACCCTGTAAACTTCCCCCTGATGCTCAAACTCAAAGGTAACGGCCATTTCCTGCTGGCCAGTACGCACCATGTCGTCAACACTGACACCGTTCTTCGTAGCTCCAAACAAAGCAAAAAGGGGAGCGATGGTAAGCAGTGTGCTTTTGCCTGTCCCGTTAGGACCGACAACACCGGCAAGGCTGATGTTAACCAGGTCTATATTGGCATGGGGAATGGCCCCAAGATTGGCTACTTCTATCCTCAGAGGAATCATCCCGCCACCTCCTCAAGGAGTCCCCCGGCCATGCGCTGCAGCGCCGCAATCTCTCTGGGTACCATTCCCTGCTTTTCCGCCCATTTAATTAAGGCCTCAATAGGACCCATGGATTCGGTTACTTCCTGATCTCTCGCTCGTTCCTGTCGCTGCACGTCAGCCTTGATCTCGGCCACATAAAAAGCCCCAGTCTGATATAATGCCTTTTCAAGAATCTTTCGATCCAGGAGTTTATTTAGCTCTTCGGGGCAGGAGTAGTGGACCCGGGCAATAGCATCATTAAATGCAATGCCACTCAGGTTATTGCCATCGAGATAAAGCTCAACGTCTCTCCTGTTCCATTGTGCCGTGTAAAAATGTCGGGCAGGTGTTTTAATAAACTCTGATTCTGAATAATCCAGACATTCAGAGCCGTCTGTACTATCTATGAAGTCAAATTCATGCACCCAAAAGCCCGGGGTAATCTCTTCGTCATTAAAACTTAGCCGTTCCGGACTGCCACAATAAAAAACGTTCTCGTTTCGCTGCGGCCGGTGGATGTGCCCCAGACACACCAAATCAAACCCATCCACAGCCTCGCTGGTCAGTACCGGCTCATGCTGCATCAGGACATCCTCAAAGCCCTTGTCTGCCATGTCGTAGGTCAGATGTCCCAAGAGGACGGTCGGTCCCTTACACTGTGCCCGGAGGTTCTGACATGTCTCTGTAATTTTCTCGGTCATAATTTGGTGTATGGCGTGCGGGGGCAGGCTCCGGTATTCCTCCTGGGCGACAAGGCTGGACCTGTTCATGCCGGGGAGACAGACAATGGATAGGTCGTCCATTTCGAGCAGTCCAGGCTCGGTCATAATGACCACTCCAGGAATTCTCATTTCCCGGAGCAGATGGTATGCGGATATTGCATCATGGGAGGGCGTGCCGCTGATTACTACCACGGGAATATCAAAGTCTGATATCTTCCGCAGCCAGTCAGTAGCCGCTTTAATTTCGATGGAGGCCCTGTCAATGAAAACCCGGGCATCCTTGAACATGTCGCCGGCAACCAGGACCAAATCGCAATCCTTAATAATCTGCTCGGCGGCCCAGTCCATGGTCCTACTAATGTCCTGAAACCGTGATTCCGGGGAGGGGCCTGGATAGTTTAGGCCCCAGTGCATGTCTCCGATGTGAGCGCAGCGCATCTATCTCCCCTCCTGACCACGGAAATCGGGAGGCATATCATCATCGTCGGGATATTGACTTCCGGCCATGTCTAAGATGGTCAGGAGATCTTGAGTGTCAGCCTTGCCCATGTAATCAATGAGCCCGCTGGCCTCGGCGGCATTAAGATTATTAATTTCCTGGCCAGTCCTGTGTTTAACTATAACCTTAACATCCTCACCGGTAAGGTTATGCTTACTACCGATGGCGAACAGGGCTTTCACTTGCTTTTCCGAGGCTGCACGTTGATTCGATGCCCTGTTTCCAGTGCCGGAATTACCCTGATTTTGGCCCTGTCCCTGGTATTGACCCTGGCCTTGTTGCCGTTGCCCCTGGCCCTGTCGCTGGCCATTGTTTCCCTTAGGCTCCTTAGGCGCTTCATCTCCCTCAATCCAGGCATCAAGATCGCCCTCTTCCTGGGAGAATATCCCGCTCAATCCCGTTGCGCATAGTGTGGCCCCAACATAGGCCCTTTTAATGGCCATTTTCAGGACGGTATTCCATTGGCTATATAGGTCATCGTTCTCGATGCGGTATTTTTTATAGGGACCATACTGGCCATCGTACTCTTTAAACATGAGGCTGTTTTTGTCAATTCCTTTTGGGACATCTCGCTCACCTACCCAGCGGTAGCGGTACTTGGACTCCATGGTGCTGCAGGAGCCTTCAAGCTCACCAGCTACAACATTTGACCCCCGATGTACCAAGCGAACCCTCACTGTCACATCGTAATGGCCAGAGTCAAGATTTTTGTTTTCGTCTTTACTGGCGATGGTTTTTGCAAGGTTATATAAGGAGCACAGCTTATCTGCCCCGGGCTGATAAAGGGAGGGCTTGGGGGTCCCGGGAATAATCCCAAAATCAATGTCTTTTTCCATGATGTCTTTAAAAAACTGGTTTACAAGAGATATCTTCGCTTTCATATCTTCCAGTTTCTGAGCCATATCCTGGACTGAGCCTTCAAATTGGGAAAGGCCTCCGTGCTGGGAAACTAAAGAGGTTTCGGGTATTTCCATTGCTACTTTGCCCCCTTCGTTAGTTCTTCCGCCACTTTCTTGTCAGCCTCCACCGCCAGGGCAATAGCCTCATCAACAGTGTCCGCGTATACTTTTACCTTCCAGCTCTTCTCCCCCTTGCCGTTGGTGGATATCTCAACACTGGACTGGGACCTTACGATTTCCTTATCTGACATTAATATCATCCTTTCAAAATTAATAAGGGTGGGCCGGGCGCGACCCCGGCTTCATTCGGCTGCGGACATTTCGGGTGTCAGTCCACAATTTCAGCCCGTTCAGAAACCCCCGGGCCGTTAATATTTGCCCTGTACGTGGCGCTAACCCCACGCCGACCACCCTAAAACTTACGCCGTTTTTGCCACCATGGGCAGACACTTAAAAACAACACCCGCATGCTCTTTCCTTAACTCCAATGGATAGTCCCGACTGACCTTATTAACCGCCTGGGCATCCCCCGGTACCTGCTCCAGATCGCGCTCCGAGCTGACCACAACCACTATTTCCTTGGCAGTGGCCGTCACTATCGCTATGTTGACCACCAGGGACAACTCATCTATTGCATTTTTAAGGGCCATTGCGGCCTCGGTTGCTTTGTTCATGCGGCTCCTCCTTTGGGCTTGTACATTTGGCAAATACTAATCGGACAGCGCCCCTGCTCCCGGGCCTCGGTGCAGTCCCCGGTGTCAGCCAGACAGCTCCCACCCTGGTCATTGTCGCAGCTCTGGCATTGGCAGGCATTGCAGTTGCAAAGCTCGTACGCTTCACTTCCGTAAATCGGTATCTCTTCCACGGAATGTCCTCCCTTGACCGGGCTGCCCGGTCGTGATAAAATTGCTTAGCTTTTTATATGACCGCTCTCTGATGGGCGGTTTTTCTTTTCCCCGGTAAGATGCTCCAGAAGTCCCAGCTGATACCGGTCCTCCCACTCAATAAGGAGGTTAATCTCTGCCTTTACACGGTCGGCGATCTCCTTGCCCGCTGTTAAGAGTGCAAGCTTATCGTCTGCCGTCAGGTCATCCGGACCGTCCTTGTCGATGATTCGCCATCCTATTGGCTGCAGTGCCGCGTCAGCCTCAGCATCCTCTTTCTCAACCCGCCGAATCATGGACTGCGGGTGTCGGTCTCCCTGGATATAACCAAAAAGTCTGCGATACCCGGTAGCCTCCAAAGCCATGGCCAGTCCTGCAAGTAGGTGCATTTTAGAGGCCTTGGGCTTAAGGTCTGCGGCAAGGTTTCTCTCGCCAGATAGTATCTTTGATAGCATGCTTGGGGTAAGACTTAACTGTCTCGCTGCCTCCTTTTGGCTGCCCACCCCCCTCTCGATTCCTTCTCTCAACATTGATAACGCCGCTGTCATTTGGTCAATTCACCTCGCTTTCTTTTGACAAATTTAGGTGCTATATTTTACCTGTACCACCCCACCATCCCCGGTGCTCTGCAGGGTGCCGGGGGATCCACCCCCCCTAACAAATATTTACCGGCTCATATATTGGAGGATTCCAAAGGCATAAGTCACCTTCGGCCACATTGAAATACTCCATGCAGTTCTGAAAGTTGGTGCAGTCTCCGCACACAGCTACTACTTTACCTCCCCAACCACGCCCCAAATATTGAGCCTATTACGAAAACCCAGGCCGTCATTGCCAGAAAAACCAATACCTTGTTGGGTCTCCACCGGTAACGAGGAACGCTTGGCACATAAACACTGTCTATCCTCCGCACTTTATCTCCTCCCTCCTCATCAATTCCCGCCCATCAATCCCGGCCACAAACCTCCGGACCCGCTGAAAGCGCCTGGTAAAGTCCTCAACATATACCTTGATTTCTGCCTCGCACTTCGGGCAGATACTGGGGCCTGGAGGAGAGCAAATTTTGCAATTCATAATTCACCACCCTTGGTATATTACCGCCGAAACCGGCATAGAGTTTAGGTTGGGGCTCGTCCCCGACTGAGTTCTTTAAAAACGGCCCGGGTGGCCGTATATACTAGACCGCTGACTTCTGCTTGGCGGCCTCGACCTTCTCCCTTTCAAGCCGCTCCGCCACTTCCTTCGGCATCGGAAGGATTCCCAGTCTGCGCATACGTCCTATAGCCAAATAACGGGCAAATCCTGCCCAGTTTGGTCCTGACTGAATATTGGTTTCCTTGCTGTCTGTCCGTGCTGACACTTACGTCACCTTCTTCCTCTTTTTGATTATCCCGCGTACCCGCTTGCCCTCAGCGTCCCATTGGTTGACGGTGTCGCAGTTTTCGCACTTTAGTTCCAGGTTACCGTCTTTTAGAACACCGATGGTATGGCCGCAGTTTTTGCAGCGGACTTTTCGTTCGATCAAAAAAGCATCACCCCCCATCATTTACCTGTTGTTTTAAAACCGTTTCTTGTGTACGATAAAATGCTAAACTATTCGCCGGAGGCTTTGGGCTTGGAATCGCCTCTTGACTCGCCGATAAGTTCACTAACCGTTACACCAAGAGCTGAAGAAAGTTTGCGTAACGTGGTTATCGTGGGCTGCTTTTTCCCTGCTTCGAGATCGTTTATAAATGATTGCGAGACTCCCGATATCTCCGCAAGCTTTAACTGACTAAGCCCACATTTCTCTCGAAGCTCTTTAAGTCTCACCTGAAAACACCTCCTGCCTGAAATCACTATATCGCATATGCGATAGTCTGTCAACGCTACAGCGATAATTTTTTTCTTATTTCTTTTATGCTAAAATCACTATAGCGATAACACTTACTTGGGGGAATTTGGCGTGGATGTAGCCGGAAAAATACAAAAACTACGTGAGGAGGCGGGATTAAGCAAGAATCTTCTTGCAAAGCAATCCAGCGTAGCCCAATCATATATAAGCGAAATTGAATCTAATAAAAAGCAGCCAAGCATTGAGGTACTTGATAAAATATGTAAAGTATTCAATATAACTCTTGGTCAGTTTTTCGCCGATGAAGATCAACTCCAATACGCTCCCCCTGACATTGCCAAATTCGCCATAGACCCCAAAAACCAACCTCTGATCCGAACAATCCAAAGAATGCAGGAGGCCGGGTACAGCAACGAAATGATTGAGGAATGGAATGCTTTTTTGGTAAGTCACTTAAAGTCATACGTAGAAAAATATGGAATTTTAAACAGAGTTTCTATGGCTGCGGACGATATAACCGAGGAAGAAAAGAGGGTGATTGAAAAGCTGAACAAAAAACTGTACGGAGAGCTTAAAACAGGAAAATAGTCCCATCACAAAAACCCCCCTTATTTCGTCATTATAAACATACAGGTAAATTATATGTAATAATTGGCAGGAGATCGCCCTTCCTTGTTGAATTAATAGAACATATGTTCTATAACATAAGAGAGGGGGCCGGGCAGGATGGACTATATAGGTGTCATAGTGTTACGGAATGAAGATATGCCGATAGACATTATGATAGTGGATGGGTTTCTCTGTATAAGTTTCAGACTTGCCAAAAAATTAGCGGAATATTGAAGGAATTGACAACACGGAGAGCCCCGGGCATCGTGACCTCAGCTTACATGCAACACAGGACATCAAGCAGAGGGCCAGAGCACCGCACCACGAGAAGTGGTTTTTGTATTTTTATGGACATTCGACACGTTTATACATATAAAATACTATACTGGCAGGAGGTGCTATGTGGACGACCCTAAAGTATACGGAATAATAGATGTTGAAACAACTGGCTTAGATTCAAATAACGACGAGATTATAGAGTTGTCGTTAATTCTATTTACATACAATGCTGAAGCGGACCAGATTATTGAAATTATTGACGAATACAACGGATTAAGGGAACCATATGTTCCAATAAAAAGGGCTGCTACAAAAGTTCACGGAATAACTAAGCGTTCAATTAAAGGAATGGTATTGGATGATAAAAAAATTGAATCCATGATTAATGCAGCTGATTTACTAATTGCTCACAATGCTAACTTTGACAGAGGTTTTATCACCTACGAGTTCCCAGTTGCCACTAAAAAAACATGGCTTTGCTCAATGAACGGTATTAAGTGGAAAGAAAAAGGATACTCTTCTAAGGGTTTGCAAAATTTATTAAAGGACCACAGTATTGAACCAGAGTCCAAACATAGAGCTGGTTATGATACAAAATCTCTTCTTGAGTTGCTTTCTATAAGCGGTAAAAACGGAAAAACATATTTATGCGAATTATTACAGTCACCACCCTTGCCATTAGTAAACTCAAGAAAAGAAGTAGCATCTACGTCATTTACAAATGACTATAACAATTACAAACATGAAAAAGAATATTCTAAAAATAAGACTGTGAATAAATCAAGCAATAAGTCAGGATGTTTTTCTATAGCGGCACTTATATTTATGATTTATGTCATCATAAAAAGCTGTTAATTAGAATAGTCAATTGCTATAACCAAAACATCATTTTGTTTAGGTCAACAAAATGATCAACTTGACTAAAGGCGCCCAGTTGCTAATTTTTTATATTCTGAAATCATTTCAGAATCATGTCTTGTGTAAAAAACCATTTTGCGCAGGTGAGCAAAATGGTTAAAGACGGTTCAGGAGTGAAGAGGAAATAAGAGGTGAAAAATGCAAAACCAGATTCGCCGCGCCTGCGCTTATGTACGAGTATCTAAGGAGCGCGAGGACGGCATTTCCCCCGAACAACAAAAAGACAAAGCAGAGCTCCAGGCCAAACTTCTGGGGCTTGATTTACTTCGTATCTACCAGGATATAGACATCTCCGGACGCTCTGACCGCCGACCGGCCTTCCAGGAAATGATTAAGGACATCAAGGCCGGCCAGTATGATGTTTGTCTAATATATAAGCTTGACAGGTTTTGTAGAAATGTAAAAGATTTTCACTTTTACACTGAAATCATGGAATCACATGGCTGTAGCCTGGTATCCATCAGTCAGAACATTGATACCAGCACACCGGTGGGCAGGCTCCTTCGTAACATTCTGGCCGACTTTGCCCAATTCGAGAGTGAGATGATTGCTGAAAGGGTAAAGGACAACAAAGCCGCAGCTGCCAGGAAAGGACGCTGGTCAGGTGGCCATGTGCCTTTTGGGTATGTTGCTGAGGATAAAAAACTGGAGATAAATCAGGATGAGGCCACTCTGGTCAGGATGATGTTTGAGCGCCGACTCAAAGGCGCGGGGTTCCTCAAGATAGCCAAGGAATTGACGGCCCTGGGCATTAAACCACGCCGGGGCACCCGCCGGGGAAACCACTGGTCTGAGGATTCCGTAAGATATATCATCGAAAACCCCATATACAAGGGAATACTGGAATATGATGACGTTTCCCTGGAAGGAGCCATGCCGCTCATAGTGGATGAGGACACATGGGACCAAGCTCAAGTCCAAAAAAAGATACACGGCCGCGCACAGCAGTCACCACACCTTTTGAGCGGCCTTTTGCACTGCACCCACTGCAATCACATGGGGTGGACAATAGTAGCAAATGGGAGGGTCTACACTGGAAAAGATGGCACGCTGCATGGCCGACTAAGCCGGTATATGTGCCGGACCAAGAGGGATCGGAACAGTAGTGCTTGCGCTACCCGGCTACTGGACAAGATATCCCTTGAAGCCCGGATAGTGGAGACCGTATACGGCCTGGCCGACCAGGAGATCATGGACAGGGAAATAGAAAAAGTCAGGGCTGAAACTGTGACAACCGGAGATAACAATAACGAGGTTCAGCGCACAAGGTCCGAGTTGGAAAATACCCGGTCGCTTATGGTTGAGCTGTTTACCGACTACTATGACCACCGAATGATCACCCGGGATCAGTTCGCCAAAAAAAATGCCGAATATCTGGAGAGAGAAAAACTTCTATCGGACAGGCTTGAGGAGTTGGAGGTATGTTCTCCGGCCAGGGCCATAGATGATATAAAGATGGTAATGCGGGGAGCTGCAGCTCTTCGTGAGGACTGGGAAATTATGACCGACATCGAAAAGCGCTTAGCTCTGCGGCAGGTTATCAGTAAGATAATTGTCTATCCGGACAGAGTAGAGGTAGATTTTTTTGGGATAAAAAAAGCAATAGCACCGAAGATTATCTCCGATGCTACGCTTTTGTTTTAGTGGTGGGAGCAGACGGGATCGAACCGCCGACATCTTGCTTGTAAGGCAAGCGCTCTCCCAGCTGAGCTATGCTCCCAGGTAGGGCTGATTATTGTACGCTGTTAGCGTGGGTCGCACCGCCGACATCCTGCTTGTAAGGCAGGCGCTCTCCCAGCTGAGCTAATCGCCCGTTATAGTGGTGACCCCTACGGGATTCGAACCCGTGTTACCGCCGTGAAAGGGCGGTGTCTTA